GACAGATGACTCCGACAAACGAGGCTGGCAGCAAACCAATAAAATTGCTGCTGGAAGCGAATCGGCACCACCACCTCCATCTTGGAACAAGCGTATTAGTGAAGCCAACTCTGAAGCAGAGGTCTACAAGATTTTTGAAGAAGCACAAGCACAAGGCATAGACCTTTTTTAACCACTTCTATCCAATAAGGAAAAACTAAAATGGCTGATTACTACGCAGCAGAAACAGGCACAGCAAACCTACAAACAGACCAGGTGGCATTTGAGAAGTTGGCATATTTTGCCCTTCGCCCAGAAATGTACTTTGACCAGTTTGCAGATGTCCAAGCCACAAACGCAACCAACCCAGGTGCATCAGTTAAGTTCACAGTATTCGCAGACCTTGCAGCAGCAACCACTGCTCTTGGCGAAGCAGAAGACGTAACCCCTGTCGCAATGAGCGATAGCCAAGTTACTGTCACTCTCAACGAATACGGTAACGCAACTGTAACGACAGCAAAACTTCGTGCAACCTCGTTCCTCCCTGTAGACCCAGTAGCCGCACAAGCAGTTGGTTACAACGCTGGTTTGTCAATTGACACCATCGCTCGTAACGTGCTTGAAGCAGGCGACAATGTGGTTTACGCAACAGGTGGGGCAGTTGACCCATCCAGCCGTACAACCGTCAACACTGACGACACCCTCGCAGCGAATGACGTTCGTAGAGTTGTAGCACAACTTCGTGGCGCAAACGTACCTACCATTAACGGTTCGTATGTTGGCTTCATCCACCCAGACGTGTCTTACGACTTCCGTTCAGCAACCGACGCAGCAGCATGGCGTACACCTGCTAACTACGTCAACCCTGAAGGCATCTACAACGGTGAAATCGGTATGTTTGAAGGAGTCCGTTTTATGGAGTCGCCACGTGCGCCGAAGTTCATTGACGCATCAAACAACAGTGGTTCCAGTGGAACAATTGACGTATACGGCACACTCATCATGGGTCGCCAGGCTCTCGCCAAGGGTATTTCCCTCGGTGGCGAGTATGGCGCACAGCCAACAATTGTGTACGGAACAGTGACCGACCTTCTCAAGCGTTTCCGTCCAGTCGGTTGGAAGCACTTTGTTGGTTACGGTGTGTTCCGTCAGGAAGCATTGCGTCGTATTGAGTCAGCATCAAGCATTGGTACAAACGCCTAATTTCCGACAAGGAATTGATTAGAACCCCATAAAGGTTCAGCGAAGCCCCTGCCCGTTTGGGTGGGGGTTTTTGCTATCCTGTGTGTATGGCAACATTTATTCCACCAGTTGACCCGTTTGTGTATTGGGCTGAACCAGGCGAAAGAGGAATCTTTGCGTATATGAATCCAGGCAAAAGAGGGCGCAATGTGTTCAAATTGACTGATGGTTCTTTCACAGAGTCACAACCTGGCGACCCGTCAATTATTTCTATTACTTACCACGGTGGTCACGTTCATCCGTTGACTGCTGCTGAGGAAGCAGATTTGATTGCTGCTGGATATGGGGATTACATTGAAGCATAGGGAGGACCATCCGAACCTGGATGTTGAGGGTTGTTTCGCTTGTAAAATTACAGGGATACAGGTGGGTTCTAATTCAACTACTACTCGTGGTTCGCAGGTAGCGAAAATCAATGAGCGTGAAAAGGGTTGGAATAAAGATATGCCTGCCTATAAGCGTCTTCGTGAGCAGGGTTTGCAACCTAGACAGATTGATGGTGCTTCTGTGTTGGAATCACGGGCAACTGAACGCTGGCAAATTGAAGGTCTGCCTGCTTCTGAAACGTGAACTATCAACATTGGCAAGGGTTTGATGACCCTAACTTTGGTTATGGGGCGATGCTTGACGGGTTCAAGAAGTCTTTACCTAAGAATGTAAAACTGGACAAACACGCTTCTGTTCACGTTCATATGCAAATCCCTAATGCTTGTAAGGGTTGGTTCAGGGGGCAACATAAGGTTTTGTTTTCTATGTGGGAAACGGATTCTTTGCCTGGCAATTTCCGTAGGTGGATAGAACATTTTGACCAGGTTGTTGTTCCTTGCCAACATAATGTGGAACTGTTTAGTGGTTTTCATAATGATGTTTCTTATTGTCCTTTAGGGGTGGACCATAGTTTTTGGAAACCTATGGATGTTGAACGGACTGATGTGTTTCGGTTTCACGGGGGTGGTTCTTTGTGGAGGCGTAAAGGGCTGGATGTTTTGGTGAACGCTTTTAATGCTTTGAAGTTGCCTAACGCCGAGTTGCATATCAAGGCTGCGCCTCACGCTAAGGATGTGCCTGTGAATCGTTTGGGGGACAAGGTGTTTTTGAATAGGGATTGGATGACTCGTGAGCAACATAGGGAGTGGTTCAACAAGGCTGATTGTTTTGTGGCTGTGTCTCGTGGTGAAGGTTTTGGTTTGATGCCTTTGCAGGCTATTGCCAGTGGTGTCCCTACAATCGTGTCAGACAGCACAGGACAGTCCCAGTTCGCTCATTTAGCCTTTGGGGTGGTTCCGTGCCGTAAATCCACGGCAGAGACTCTGGGGCAGTGGGATGAACCTAACCAGAAAGTTTTGGAGGAACTGATGATGGAAGCATATTCAAACCGTCAAACCATTAAGGATAGGGCTGTGGCTCGTGTCCCAGAATCAAAAGTGTTTTCTTGGTCTAACGCCACCAAACAACTACTTAGCCTCATCCCAGAAGGAAACCTTCTGGAAGACCCAGTGTGGTATGAACCTGAAATTATGACCAGCATCCAAGTGGTTCGTAAAGTCAACGCCCATATCGGGTCGCAGTTTTATAGTTTGAAACCAGGAGAAACTTATATGGTGCCAGAGAATGTGCATCAGGTTCTTCTGAACTCAGGGGCTATCCAATAGTGCTATAATCACACAAGTATGGCTGCACCTGCAAGACAAGATTTAACTATTACCCGTGGTGATACCGAAACGGTAGAGGTCACTATCACTACTGACGGTACAACTGCTGTAAACATTACAGGGCGTACCTACACGTCACAGATGCGTACCACCCCAGACATCGCTGCCATTTCCATTACAGGTACCTGCGTTGTTACTGATGGGGCTGCTGGTGAGATGGCTGTTACGTTTGCTGCGGCTGATACTGCTGATTTGGACCCTGGCTTTTTGTATTGGGATTTGCAGGAAAACGCTGCTGGTGTTATTACCACTATTCTTTCGGGTACTGTAACGGTTCTTGCCGATGTGACCAGGTAGTTTATGGCTACCACAAAGGTCACTGTTGCTGTTTCTAACGAACCAGTTGTTGTATATAAATCTGGTACTTCTATTGTTTTGGCGTTGGCTGACCCTTCTGTGCCTGCGACTGTCGGCACGAAAATTTTGGTTGTTGGTTCAGAGTCGGCTGGTCCACAGGGAGGTACAGGTCCGACTGGTCCACAGGGTATTCAGGGTGTTACTGGTCCAACTGGTGTTACTGGTCCGACTGGTGCTGTGGGTGCTACTGGTGCGACTGGTGCGACTGGTTTGCAGGGTGTAACTGGACCAACAGGGCCGACTGGTGCTACTGGCGCACAGGGCGTTACTGGACCGACAGGTGCAGCAAGTACCGTTACGGGTCCTACTGGAGCGACTGGTGCTGCCTCAACAGTGACAGGTCCTACGGGAGCCACAGGTGCGGCAAGTACCGTTACGGGTCCTACTGGACCTACTGGACCTACTGGTCCCACTGGTGCTGCCTCAACAGTGACGGGACCTACAGGTCCGACTGGTCCTACAGGTGCCGCATCTACGGTGACGGGACCTACAGGGGCGCAAGGACCAACAGGACCGACTGGTGCTGATTCGTTTGTTACTGGACCTACAGGTCCTCAAGGTGTTCAAGGCGTGACGGGTCCAACTGGTCCTACGGGGGCAGCGTCTACGGTTACAGGACCAACAGGTCCTACAGGGGCAACAGGTGATGCTTCTACCGTCACAGGTCCAACAGGTCCTACTGGCTCTACAGGTCCAACTGGTCCTTCCATTACAGGACCGACAGGACCGACTGGAGCGGCTTCTACCGTCACAGGTCCAACAGGTCCTGCTGGCACTAACGGAACCATTGGTGTTGATGGAGCCACAGGTCCTACGGGTCCAACGGGTCCGACAGGTGCAGCAAGTACGGTAACAGGACCTACGGGTGCTGGCGGAGCAACTGGAGCAACTGGTGCTACAGGTCCAACGGGAACAACAGGTGGTTTCTCTACAGCCCAAACAGTTAATACACAAACAGGAACGACATACACATTGTTGACTGCAGACTTGGGAAAAATGGTTACATTAAGCAATGCTTCGGCTGTGACCGTAACTGTTGGTACTTCTACTGGAGCCACTGCTGGTCAAAGCATTGATTTGTTAAGCCTTGGTGCTGGTCAAGTAACGGTTTCTGCTGGCGGTGCAACACTTGTTGGTACGCCAGGGTTGAAGTTACGAACCCAGTATTCAGGTGCGGCTTTGTTTTGTATTGGCTCTAACAGTTTTGTTCTCATTGGCGATTTGAGCGCATAATGCCCATCCGTCGTGGAGTGTTCGGTGGTGCGATAAATCTTCTACCCACAGTAACTATTGGTGCAACAACAAACTTCACGGAAAGTCGTGGAGTTTTTAACGCTACAGTTAATGGCAACTTAGCCAACACGACTGTTGTGTTTCATTACAGCACGGCTTCTAACTTTAGTTCTTTTACTTCAGTCGCAGGTTCTGGGTCTGGTACTGGTTCGTTTTCTTCTAGTGCAACTGTCACTGGTCTAGCAGTTAATACATTGTATTATGTTCGTGCTGTAGCAACATCAAGTATTGGTGCCGTTACTTCTGCTTCTACTTCGTTTACTACTTGGCGTTTGATTCAATGGAGTAACGGAACTCCAGGTACTTACTCTTTGACTGTTCCTACTGTTTCTGGAGTAAACCCTGCTGCTTTGGTTAACACACTGGTAGTTGGTGGTGGCGGCGGCGGAGCAGGAGGCAATGATACTTCTGGGCATGGCGGTGGTGGTGGCGGTGGTTATCGCTACACAACTTCTCTTGCTTTTAATGGCACTAGTGGTGCGCTAACGATTGTCGTTGGCGGTGGTGGCGGCGGCGGAAACGGTGGTGGCGGCGGAAACGGTGGTACTTCTTACATTACTGGTACCAACATGTCCACTTTTCAAGCAGGCGGTGGCGAAGGCGGCATTCACGGCACCAACGGTCGGGGTGGTAATGTTGGTAGCGGAGACAACCCTGGACATGGTGGTGGCGCAGGCGGTAGTTACTACAACAGCAGCACTAAAAGTACTTCCTACAATGGTGGCGGTGGTGCTGGAGTTAATGGCGGCGGCAGTGCTGGTTATTTCAGTGGTGGTTCGTATGGTGGTAACGGTGGACCTGGTGGGTCTATTTATTTTTCTTTTGGTGCTGGCGGTGGCGGTGGTGGCGACCAATCAACCATGGGTTCAAACGGTTCAAACCATGGATATGGAAGCGGTGGACGAGCAGGGGGATATTTCAATCTACCAGGAGCAAGTGGCGGTACTGGTGGTGCTGTCGTTCTTAACTACTACGGACCTTAGAGGAAATTATGGAAGCAAAAACATACGACATAAATGATTTACAAAACCGTAGATTATTTTACATGTTAGACAACATCACGGACGAATCTGTACGGTTGTTTCGCAGAACACCAGCAGGCGATGAAGAATACACACATTATTCTTTACACCGTATGCCTGATGGCAAACTATTAATAGC